CTCACTGTCCCTAGCAATCATTACTGCGCCATCGCCGCCGCTGTTACCTCCGCCAGATGTAAATGCTCCCGTAGTCCCCACCAGCAAGTTACCGCTGCTGTCGATGCGCATGGCTTCTGAACCAGCCGTGTTGAAACTTAAATCTGTGTTAGTACCAGCACCCGCATTTTGAATTGTTGCAAACCCATTACCAGAGACATTTTGCAGCTTTAAAGAGTTGCCAGCGTGTATTTCGACAGCCGTATCTACATACGCAGTGCCAGAGAGGTAGAGGTCTTTGAAGCGGGCGGCTGGTACACCTAAACTTACAGCATTATCTCTATCTGCGCCCGTAGACATATTAAAAGGCCAGATAGCATCATCACCCGCAACAAAACGTAACCCTGTATCCGCATTACCTATTGTAAGGTCACTGCTATTTTCAACCCCAATACTCCCCACAGTGTTGCCGTCTTTGCGGAACACTGCAATGTCGCCGTCTGATGTCTTACGATTAAGATATAAAGGTGCGCCTGTTGAACCTTCGGTTGAGACTTGCAACTCACCGTATTCACCCCTTGCGGAAATACCAACTACGTTGTTGGAAACAGGTGCGCCGTTGGTTGTACCAACCATAACATTACCGCTGCTGTCGATGCGCATACGTTCTGTGCCGTCAACCTCTACGCCAAAATATGAACTGGCGGCATTGTTCCCTGCATCAGCTCCTAAAACTAAAACACCATCGTTGTCACTATAAATGTTTGCGTATGTTGCAGTAGTCGAACCGCCTAAACGAAGTTGCCCGTTTGAAGCTGAACCTCTTATTTCAGCATTTACACTAGGCGAACTCGTCCCAATTCCTACATTACCGCTGCTGTCGATGGTTAAGGCATCTGAATTGGTGCTATCCCGCAAAACAACATTGTTGCCACCTGTAATGCGTAGAACATTCACATCAGAAGAGGTGCTATTTTGCATAATAAGACCATTGGTATTTGTCTTAATGCGTATTTCACCATCTACATCTAGCTTATAACTAGGCGAACTCGTCCCAATGCCTACGTTGCCCGATGAATCCAGCCTCATTTTCTCAGCGTTAGAAATTTGAAATACGTGACTTGTGGGTGAGGCAGCATACATTGTGTTTTGACTGCCGTCCAATAGATATACAGTATTCCCACTTCCAGTTTGTATATAGAGGTTATTGTCTGTGTTGCGATTAAATATGGTAGCAGTCCCAGCACTAGGTAAAGCAATGCTATCTAACGCATAAGCATCAGCCGTCACAGTGCCATCTACCGTGAGATTACCCGTCATAGTATCGCCAGCTACTTGAACATAACGAGCATCAGACTGTGCTTCAGTGTAGTGATCTGCCAGTACAAACGTACCGTAAGCTACAATGTCTACTACATCATTTACCGCTGCACCTGTAGCAAGTGTAATGCTTGTACCATTGGTGGCAGTAAAGTCTGTACCAGCTACAAGTTTAACACCGTTAAGGTACACATCTACATAGCCAGTATCATAGGTAGCAGCGAAGACTGTCTGACCTGCAGTGGCAGTGTAAGTGTTACGATCAGATGTACCATTGACTGACGAACCAGCGGCTTGCCATCCACCAGAACCGTAGACGTACATGATGTTAGTAGTGTTGTTAAAGTACAAAGCACCAACGATAAGTGCATCACCGTCATTGTCTACTGTAGGGGCAGAAGACTTAGCTCCAAGGTAACGATCATCAAAGTTATCATATGATGCAGCTGCATTTGCTTCACTTGTTGCGGCATTAGTCTCAGAAGTTGCAGCATTAGTTTCTGAAGTAGCTGCGTTAGTTTCGGATGTAGCGGCTGCTGCGGCACTTGCGGCGGCATCACTTCCTGAACCTAAAATAGCATCAACATACGTCTTAGTAGTGAGATCAGCTGCATTAGTGGGTGTATAAGTAGTAGTAATCTTCTGGCTACCCATGTCGATAGCACCAGTCATAGTGCCACCAGATAGACTTAAGAAAGTAGTGTCAGAATAGTTTTTACTTGCTGCGTCCTGTGCTGCAGTCGGATCACCAAGTCCAGTAATCTTGTTTGTACCCATAGCAATAGCACCAGTCATTGTACCACCTGCTAGTGGGAGCTTGGTTGCTATGCTGGTTGTTACAGTATTACTAAAGTCTGCGTCATCACCCAATGCTGCAGCTAGTTCGTTGAGTGTATCAAGTGTACCAGGTGCAGAGTCTACAAGACCAGCTACTTCATCGTCAACGTATTTTTTCGTGGCTGCGTCAAGGTCATTTACTGGTGCAGTAAGGTTCTGAATAGTAGCTGTAGTACCAGCGTTCATATTCAGTGTACCATCAATTACGACATTGTTAAAGGTGGAAGAACCACTTGATGCAGTTACATTACCTGTTAGGTCACCAGTCACATCTCCAGTTACGTTACCTGTAAGGTTACCTGTGACATCACCTGTTACTGGACCTACAAGGCTAGTACCTGTAACGGTTGTACCAGTTATAGCTGCAGGAGTTGATGCTCCAATAATAGCACCGTCAATGCTACCACCGTTAATGTCAACAGTCGCAAGGGTTGCCTGTCCAGATGTCGATACAGTTGTAAAGCTACCAGCAGCAGCACTAGAAGCACCAATAACTGTACCATCAATAGCACCACCGTTAATGTCAACTGTAGTAAGTGTCGATGTACCTGTAGCACTAAGTGCAGTAAATGCACCTGTGCTTGGAGTAGTTGCACCAATAGTTGTACCGTCTACAGTACCACCGTTAATGTCAGCAGTAGCTGCAGTGAGGCTTGTGTTGGCGTTGAGTGTTGTGAATGTACCAGCGGCAGGTGTTGCATTACCAATTACAGAGTTATCAATAGTACCAGAGTTAATGTCACCAGATGTAATGACTGTAGTACCTGTGGCAGCAAGGTCAACAGCATCAATATCTGCAAAGGTAGAAGTACCAGTAGATGTAACATCACCAGTCAAGTCACCAGTAACATTACCTGTAATGTCACCTGTAATATCTGCAACAAGTCCTCCCGGTGCAGTAATAACACCAGTTACATTCAGTGTACCAGCTATTGTAGCATTCTCATGTACAGTTAGTGTGTCAATATAACCAACACCATCAATATACAAATCTTTAAACTCAGCACCTGTAGCACCAAGATCAATGTCATCATCAGTAACAGGTACAATAGCACCGTCTTGGATGCGTACTTGTTCTACTGCAGCGCCACCTACTTCACTATAGAAGCTAATGCGGTTGTTAGTTGTGTCTACTACAACTTTATTAAATGCATCAACATCAGCAATAAGGGGTATGTATGCACCCTCTGTTGAGCTTCCATCATGCTTGTGACCACTGCTAAAAGCAAAAGCATCACGTAGTGCGTTATACTCTGCATTTACTGGTGCAGCCCTAATAATTGCGTTAGCAATAATATCCGCTGCTGACTGTCTTGAATAACCCGCCATGCTACAACCTATCTCCTACCCCAAAGGTAATTACTATGCCTTGAATACTGTGTGAGGCATTAGTGTCATTTGTTACGTATTTTAATGATGCTGACTTACCTGAGCCAGATATGTTTGTTCTGCGTACTGGAGCAGGATTACCATCAAAGATTGCTGTACTATCGTATAGTGCTTCGTTGTAGTATGCAGCAGCACCTGTTGTTGTTAGTGTAAAGTTCGTAGGACTGAGAGTATCTACGTCTTCATAGTCATACAAAGTAGACATTACAATCTCGTTATCACCCTCAGAACGTAAGTATGTAGCTACAGTGTAAAATATCTTACGTTGCTCAGGGTCTTGCATGTGAAAGAATGGACTCTGAAAAACACTAAAGATAGGCTCACCATTAAAGCTAAAGGCACGTTCTTGTCTATGTACTTTACCTACAGAATCACCATGTATAACAAATTCGCTTTGGCCTATATAGCCACTGTCTGCACAGGTAGCGGTAATGCCTAGCATCTGACTGTACTCAAACTGCAAACCATTTGGTGTCTGTCTAAAGCCGCCAATAATACCTTGGGTATCACTGCCCGAAAAGAAGTAACGAAATTGTGTCTTCTGACGAATTACAACAGCGTTAAGCCCCTCAAGGTCTACGTCAAAGATAACATCAGTAAAGATAGACTGAATGTCTTTGGATACCGTTTCAAGATTAACGTCACCAATTTTGTCTGTACCACTAACAGGACGTAGACCATCCTGTGACAAGAATAACAAGTCTCCACCGATTTCAATAACACTGTCAGTAGCTAGACAACCAAGGTCATCCGTAATATTTTCAAGTACAAAGTTAGAAATGTTGTTGCCTATAAGCTTGCGGATGTTGTTAGTACCAAAGATGTACAAGGCATCACGGAAAGGCTTAATAGCTACAACAGGAAACCCTACATTAATAACACCTGCACCGTCAGCTGGAGCAAAACTAGTTTCATCATAAGGAGCACTAAAATAAACATTTGTATTTTCTGACGGGTCACCTGCTAAAAACAAGTGGTTTTGATAAAAAGTAGAATATTTAGGTGCAGTAGGTGCATCAGCTTGAGTTATTTGAGTATAAGTAGTGCCATCGTAAGTAGATGCAGGATTTATACCATCCGTTAGGACTATCTTAGGGCTACCCCAGTTAAACTTAGAAAAACGTACTTTAGAAACACCTGTCATAGTAGGTGAGCCTGAAGTAGTTACTGCCACCCAAGCATCTGTAGAATCATTCCAGTAGTGGAGGTAGTTGTTGCCACTAGAAGGTTTACGACAAGCAAGAATACCATCGTTAATCCCGTTAGCTACGCAGACACCTAAAACACTACCCGTCCCTGTAACAGTACCGTAGTCGTTTAAGTAACCATTAATTTTTCTGTAGCCACCCGTAACAGCAGGCTCGTAGTTAATTAATGAGATAGCTGAACCCGGCTGTGTTTCACCTTGTGATAGCACATCACGACTGGTGTTAAGACCGCCTTGGCAGAAGACTTTAAAGGAGGCTAGATTATCAGCCATTAGTAACCGCCACTAAAAGAAGATGCACCACCTCGTGTAACTACTGTAGAGCGTATCTCAATAGCATCATCCATTAAGACACGGCGCATAGACTTAATGCCATCCTCAAAGTTATTCTGGTGCATTGCAGCACTCTGCTCGTTGCTACGGAAGCGCATCATAAACATCATAGCACCATCAATAAGTACATGCTTAAAACGATCAGGGATAACTGCCACGTCAGTATAAACTGTAAGGTCACTGGGGAAAGACCAGTATACGTACTCAATCTCATATGCAGCGTTAGGCACAGGCGTAACACCAA